CCTTCGTCAATGCCAGCAGTGGAAGGAGTAGCGAGGGTATCAACAGTCCACTCAACAAACGTAGCGTTAGCTTTTTGCTTGTTAAGGGACGAAAGGATCGGAGTTTCTTCAGGCGCGAGAATGGACAAAACATCTGTCAAGTCCTCACGATTAGAAACAGCCGAACCTGGATTAGTAGTATCAAACGTATCTGAAAACGCCATAATTATAGTAGGTTTATCGGTTTTGTAGTTGTAAGGTTCTGAGAGTTATGAAATCACTCTTGTTGCCTGTTTGGTTGAACCGACTTTTATACTCTTTCACTTTCTTGGCCCGTGGGTCTGCTTTACGTTCTGCTTGCGCTCCAGCACCAGTTGGTTGCTTTGGCGGATTCAAACGCGCAGATTGTTTATTGTCAGGGACTGGCTTGCGGCCATAGATGCTGTTTGCAGCATGGGCAATAATGTATGGAAGCTGTGCCGAAATATCGGGCGATAGAGCATTTTCTAACTCCTCAAATCTCGGATCTCCAATCATTGCCTCGTATTGCTTGCGTGTATCATTATCTTCACCTTGCAACCAACTCAATTCTTCCTTTGCTTTTTCTATAAAGGCTCCCTTGAGTTGTTTCGCTTGCTCACGAGTTTGCAGCGATTTCAGTTGCGCTGGAAGGAACTTGTCCCGGCTTTTCCGTGCATTGAGTAAACTCTTACGCACATCTGCCTTGGTCAAATCCTTTCCTTCAACTTCTGTCACTACATCATCTGGACCATAGCCATCTGCATTGAACAAAACATCTTCAGCCCATTCAATGATTCCGTTGACTTCGTCGGCCTTGCTTTGAATCCCCTCGATAGTATCAATATTACCGTATGGGTTATTCTTAACTTCCTGGCTTCCTTTGAGCGGATCATTGGACTCAGCTTGCATACTTGCTCGTAGCTTTTGAAGCTCCTCTTCAGCGGCTTTACGTTGTGCAGTTAGTTTCCCAAACCGCTCAACAGCCTTGCTGCCTAGTTTCTTCCCTAGCTCACGCAGGTCCTCCTCTGACATTTCATCGAGGTCAATCTGTGAAAGAACATCTTCTGAAGATTCTTCGGTCTCTACTTCCTGCTCAGGGCTTTCTTCAGAACTCTCCTCTGAAATCTCTTCTGAACTTTCCGTATTAACTTCGGTCTCTTCCGATTCATTTGGGGCGGCAACTTCTTCGTCCTCGACAACTTCTTCAGTTGTTTCGGGAACTTGGTTGTTACCACCTAAGCGTCGAGCGGCAAGCTCGGACACTGATATATTTTTTCCCACCGGTGTTTCCGACTCGGCGATGTCGTTTGAGTGATTTTCTGTCATAATGTTGTCCATCCGTATACGCTGGATGATTGCGATAAATTTATTGTAACACGCTATGCAAGTTGTTCTTGATGGCGTTTACGCAGCTCGGTCCAATTGACCATTTTGAGAATATCGTCATAAGCCAAAATACGGCCACTCAACTGCTGTATTTCCTCCGTTGACGATTCTGCCATGTCAGCTATTACCTCTTCTCTAGCCGCTTCAATCGAGTATACAAAACGAGCAAACGCCTCGTGATTGCTTAGTGCCTTGATGTCGTCTTCCATTAGTTATTTCCGTGTAGATAAATACTTATTTAGAGCTTTTTTTTGCTCTGTAGTAGCCATTGCGCTTGGATCACCACTATAAATACGAGCAAGAATAGTTTGACGCATTTCCCGTGGATTTTTTTCATACTCAGTTCCCTCAAAGAATTTAACCTGTTCTGGCGTAATATTGAAATCTGGAACAAAATTGTCTTTACGCATTTTTAAGCGCAATGCCTCATTTTGAGCAACTGCACCTAATTGTTTTTTGGACAACGAACTGTATGGATTAAGGATAATGGTATCATCCTCGGCGGCCATCCCAGCAACCTCTGGGCGTTCCTTAAAAAAGGAATCTTCTCCTGGATACAATTTTTCCCGAATGGCAAAGCCAAACAGTTTATCATTGGCTCTTTTCCGTGCAAACTCTTGTGGCGTCATGTCTTACTGTTGGATGTTTTGAGTATTAACTTCGCCCATCTGTGCAGGGGCAGTGCCCACGCGACCAATCTGTGCGTTCTGAGCCTGTTGCATAGCAAAGACATACTGTCCTTGATATTTCTCCATCCGCTCGCGGAACGCCTCGTCTTGCTGCAATCGGTTAGCCACATCGGGCTGTGACGCATACTGCTGCAAAACCTGCAAGGCAACTTGCCCACCATTGGGGCGTGCCGGCATCTCGATTCCAGCATAAATCTTTGCTAGATCGTCTGTTACCTGTTGAACAATTTGTTCTTGAGCTTCTCCAGAAGGTTGTAGCACGGCATCAGCAAGTGTTGGATCAACACTGGACGCAGCCACTTCCAACAATCGGTCAATGCTAATCCGACCGTTTCTATCCAACTGCGTAAGCGATACAAGCTGCTGGAGCTTTTTTTCTTGAGATTCTGGATCATTGTTGAGAACGTCATAGCTAATTAAAATATCAAAGTTTTCATCGGGGCTACCCTTGTCAAAGGTTTGTGGGTCGGGGCTTCCCGTTACTCGGAAGAAAATACTGTCTGGTCCAAAACGCTGGAAACAGCGGTAGGACATACGCAAGACCTCAGCAGTGTGCGACAGGAACTTGTCGACCAAGAACTGCCTGCGGATTTGGCTAATGGGATCATCGTAATCAAAGCCCACCATAGCGTCCGCTTGCCTCTCCATGGTTTTTTCCATTTCCAAGGAACCTTGGTTGAACTGCGGCACTGGGCCAAACTCAAACTCACCTTTACGGCGATATGGAATGTAGCGACCAGGTCCCCAATCCTTCGGCGCGTTGCCCACTGGGTGCATAATCGGAGGCAGGGTCGCCAAGCTGTTGCGGTCAATCCGTGAGTCGCGCTCTACTTTGACCTGCTGTTGGATGCCCTTCAAAATATTGGGAACTGTTGGCGTGTCATACAGACGCTTGCTATCCTCAGAAAGTTTGGTCACAACAACTGGATAGTCCTCGTAGCCGTTCATTAGCTCAAACTTCGCATAGCCGGGAACACCGCCGCCTTCGTCTCCCGTAAACTCCTTGTGGAAAATGGTTTGGTAAATACCTTCTGACCCGTCATCTTGGTCAACTAGACGCTGGTAGCCGTGAACAATCTCAATCAGTTCATTTGCCTCATAGACTGTGTCACTTGTGCTGATAGAACGCCGTCCCTCTTGTTCGCGCTCAACCGAATCAATGTTCACCCCACGATATTTGTCNATCATGTGGGCTACAAAATCTTCGTCCCATCCGTCCGTAACTACCTTATTCTCAAGCTCTTGTGCAGTATAATAAGTCCTCCAGAAACAAAACGGAGCACGCTGAGGGTCAGTGACGTAAGACGGAAACATAAAGTCTCCATCAGGAGCCAAAGTCTTGACTTCGGGGGCATCAATTTGACGGCGCACTACCGGAAGCTCCGTAACTCCGCTCTTCCTTAGTTCTGTGAGTGCTCTTTTGGCTTTGCGGTTAGTTACACCATCAAAAGTTGCTTGCATCAAAGCAATAATTTGCTCGTCGTCATTTCCATCCAAGATGGCTTCAGCCAGCTCTGGTGAGATTTGGGCGATTTGATTTATGTCCAACTTTTGCAGGAAGCGTCGATCCTCCCTGTGCCAGCCAACGTAGGTAATCAAGATGCCGCGCTCTAGCATATAGTTGGCTCCCAGTTCCATTTCCCGCGCAAAACGTGGGATATAGCCACTAGAAATCATCCACTTCAAAAAGTTCGATACGACCCTGGAACGTGCCATGTCCCCAACTTCAACGGGATAGGCACGAACATTTGCCCGCTTCATGGAAGCAATAAACAATGAAACCAACTTGGTGACGCGCTCATCAATAACGTGAGACTCCATGTCAGCAGCACCCTCCCAAGGGAACGCATCTGCTCCGTGTTTACGCAGGTCTCGGCTTTTGCCAGGCCACCAGTTGCGCCTGTCATCATAGCTGCATCGGCACAAATCAAAGTATGCCTCCAGGTCATTGACTGTTTCGTTGTAAGCCGAACGTAGGGCCGATATACTCGGTTCTTTGCCTACATAAGTAAGTTCTTTGGAAATCGTATCGTTAGACATCGTTGTATTTTATTGTAACACAGTAATCAACTGCTTTTTGGAGGCTTAACAAACGTGTAAGTGCGGCGTGACCCTTCACGCTTTTCTTCAAAGTAAATCAACTTATCCACNAACTTGCCCTGCATACGCCGTGGAACCTTGACATTAACCCTGCAACACCGCTCTCGCAGATGGACAGAGACATAGCTTGGATTCGGGCACTCATTCAAAACCTTTCCCCGATACAGCATGGGCATAGGGATTATGTCGTCCAGAATCTCCTGCCCCTTTTCGTTAATCCATGTCAAATGCTTTGCACCCGTAACCATCTCTTCTTCCAGATTGTTAAAGGTCAGTTCCAACGCTTCTTCAAAGGAAATATTATATTCCTTGGCAATTTTACTTAATAGTTTTTTAGACATTAGTATCCTCCTATTGATTTTTTAGTCGTATTCATAGAAAAGTCTGAGACGTAATCCGGGCCGTAGCCGTCATTCGCCATTCGCAAATAGCGTAGTAAGTCAATCCAGTCCTTAAGCGGCTCGTCGGCCTTACCCCTGTGCCCCCAGTTAATTAGGCTTTGAATCAAGTTCCCGCATGATTCGTTGGATTTGAAGAACAGGTCTGTTGGCATCATCTAAATCCGAGTTCGGGTTATACCGCATCCACTCATCCAAACCAGANAGACCCGTTTCAATATCCGCCCCGTTCGATGGAACAAAGAACATTTCCTTAGCAGCGAAACTCTCAAACAGATCCGTATTGTCCTCATTTTCCCTAGCAAAGAACCTAGAGTCCCCAATGCGCTCAAAGACCTCAACGCCCAGCTCACTCTCAATCTCTTTAAACTCATCAATGTAGGCTTGGACATCATAGCCCAGTTTCTTAGCAGCAGGGCCGAATCGCCACTTAGACGTCCCCCGACAACGCCCACTCCCCGTAGGTGTCTCTGTCCGGCCATTCCCGCAGAACCGTTACAAACCCCTGCTTATCAACCGCTGCCCAGATTGCCACATAGTTTCTAGCTCCCGCTGGGTCAACAATTTGGTAAACTGTATGCGTGTGCTTGTTAATCTCAGGCAGCTTGTCCACAACGTGAACCTTGGTGCTGAAATACGGGAACAGCGTGGTCATGGACTTGACGGGAATCCCATACGCACGAGTCAAGATTTCCTCCTTGGGCCGCCCCTTCAAGTCTTTTGACAAACGATTATACCCACCAAAAGGGTTTTCATCTGTATGCAGATAGACAATGGCGGCGTCTCGATTATGGCTGTATTGCTTTACAGGGACATCGACTCCCAGTAAATCTGCGTGTCTTGTCTCCAGAACCTCTGTGTCCTTCAGGTAGTCCGCAATCAGCTCGGTATACCCGTCAATCGGCGTAAAGCCCGTAACCTAGCTTAGAGTCCCTCGTAGCCAAACGAAAACGCTGTGTGTTAATTAGCCGAGAGTCCCCAAGATACTCGTCGTTGCCAATGCCCAAGTTTTCGTGGGTGATCCGCCCAGCTCGTAGGGAAACCAAACTCAAAACCCTCCAAAATTGTGTGGTTGTTGGAAAACTGTGTATAGGTTTTGAAGTCCACCCTAGTCCTTGTATCGGGAAAATAAAGGACTGCCCAGTAAATCCGTTTTGCATTGAGTAATTAATATACCCCTCAATTCCCTTGGTCTTGCGCTTGAACTCCTTGGGCATAAACTCCCACATAGAAGCCTGCTGCACCTTTACGGACGTATCAGCGTTCTGTGAAAACAAAACGACATGACCATCCATGTGCGTGGTAATCGCCTCCATGAAAAGTTTGGCAATGCCCGTTGTTTTGGCCGAACGATTGCCCCCAAGCACCAAAACCTCGTTATGCTGCTTGAGTGCCCAGCGTATCCTATGCCAGCTCTCCAAATCAAAACCATGCTTCAGGGGATCTTCCTTGGACAAACGGATCACCTCTTCCCGGGCTTCCAACAACTTCTGCACCGCATCCGGCCCCTTCTGCTTGTGCAAAGCAATTAAGGTTTCGTCGTCTGGGATTGGAACCAGCGGATGTCGAGTGCAGCTAAACATTGTTATCTTCTTCCACCTCAATGACTTCCGCAGCCTTGAGGTCTTTGTCTCGGGCTTCCTGCGCCGCCTTGAGCATAGTCTCAAAGTCCACCGTCTTATGTGTTACCTCGATCTTCTGCGCCGTGTCCCCACGCATCCTCAACAAATCTCCCAAGTCCACCTTGTCCGCAACCGCCAACTCCTTGATCAACTTGCCTAAGTCCAACAAATCTATGTCCTTAGCCTCAGAAGTCCGGTTCAACAACTCCTCATTTAACTTGCTGCGGATTTCATGGCTAACTTGCAGGTTCTGAACCTTTTGAACACTAAGCTCCTGCTTTAAGTCCGCCACATGGGGAGAGGCCGCAAGCTCCGCCTCAACCCGCCTTGTCGTAATGTGACTTATGTTCTCCTTCTTAAATAAGTCCGTCCTGGAACGCCCCTGGGCCAACTGAGACGCCAAATACATCCACTTCTCTGGGTTCTGATTACAAAGAGCCTGTGGGGCACTATACGACTGCGNTTGCACCAAAGTCTCCTTCAGAGCCGAATCCATCCGCTCCTTCAGCTCAATCTTCGTCTCCTCGCTACCCATTCTTCCACTCCTCGCCCTCCTCGCCCTCGTCGTCCTCCCAGAAGAAGTCCCCAGTCCGCCTCCTTGTATTCCCCTAACGCACGGCTAAACACCATTTCCCCCACAATCGGATTTGTCGCGTCACAATAAAAATCCCCCTCCTCGTCAATCATCACAAACCCCCAACAATGCCCGTGCTCCGCCATTATACTACGAACCTGCTCAAACACCGTCTCCTCTATCATTCCCATATTGAGACACATTCTCACCAATATGTCAACCCCCTCAAACAACTTGACAGCTCCCTTATAATTATCTTTGATTTAATCAATTAACTTCCTAAGGAGCAAGCGCGTAACAAGTAGCCCAAGTCCTCCGATTAGCCAACGTCACAGGCCAGCCGCAAGGGAACGACATACTCTAGGGAACTAGGGGATGCCCCACGGCTAGAGGTTGGAGTGCCTGATGCCGCCATGAAGCACACCATAAAAGACCTTATCAAACGTAGTGTATTGACTTACCTACCTCCACTTTCGTAAAGCGTTGATAAGAGCCATATGGCGAAGCTGTGTTCGCAGGGGACTTGTCCCCGTTTAAGCGAGCACAACCAACCAAACCTGCCAATTAGGCCAAGCCGTAGGCGCAGAGGTTCACCCCCACTAAGACCGACCATTTTTTAAAGGGCGTTTGATGTATATACTACACCAAGCTGCCTGGTCGTCGAGCCCCCTCCCCCCCNNGTNGCGTTGTTGAGCCGTTTCGTTGCCGCGTGACCGGATACTTTTTCTTTGAGTGGTGGTGATGTATTTAAACCAGCTATTCCCTAGGCTATTCCCAGGCCTTGGCAAGGTTGCGACGAAGTGACAAGTTGCAGCCGGATTCTAGGCCGTGAAAAATATTAAAAAAAGATTTGACGTCTATTCCGGATTCCTATCTTTTTGGTTTGTCGCGGGCAATTCCGCCTTAAACGCGCCACCATTATTATGAAAATCACGAACAAATACCTATTGGACTATATTGCAAACCGTCCGGAGTTGTCCGGCTTCGAAATCATTGACCGTGCTCCGGAGTTGTCCGGCTTCAATCGCCTTAGTTTCGGGCACAAGAGCTTTCAAGGATTTCACTTGTGCATTCAGTGCGGCGAATCGCAAGAGGCCATTGCGCGCAACTTGAAAAGCTTTGAGGCTGATCCTCATGAGCCGGAAGATTCTTTGATGCTTCACGGGAAATAACACAACAAAAACAATAAAAGAAAGATTAAGAAAATGAAAAACGAAATACCTGCAATCCGATCCGACAAAGAAATGAGCTTCGTTCGCTTGGGAAGCGAAGAGAACATCGATCTCCATCTTGATCGTCAAAAAGGAACAATGACCATCGAGATTATTTCTTACGATGAAGAAGCGGAAGAATGGCTCGGAGAAGAGACAACTGTCGAGGAAGTGAAAAGCGAGCTTGAGAAACATCGCTTCTCGACCATCTGCTCTTTTCCGCTTACAATTCGAGAGCTGCAAGCATGTTTCTCTCATAAACTTCGCCTCTAATTAACCACCAACACAGCCTCGCCCTTCGGGGCGGGGCGCCCACCAACCAACCAACCAACACACACTACTATGAAAACAAAAGAAATCCTATCACGGGCAGCGCGTTGCGGCCTAGAAATAAATCATTCCCGTTTTTGCGGAAACACTACTGCTTACCTAGCGGGCTGTAATGAAGTAATGCAAGGTTGGGAAAGCCTAAGCGAGCTTTTAGCTTGGGCGTTTTATCAATCAAACGATCCCGCTTTTTTGGAGTTGGCCGATGAGGCGGAAACTTTGGAGCTGTTGGAGCTCTATCAAACCAACTAACACTAACAAAACAATAAAAGAAAGATTAAGAAAATGAAATTAAAAGAAAAATTCGTAAAGAGCGGTTTAACAACTGATAGCAAGGCGCGGCGGCGGGTAAACGTAACGGATAAAACCGCAAATATATCCGCCCAGCAATTAGAACGCGGCGTTACAATTGAAGAGTTAGAGCAAATCGGCGTTCCGGTTTATCGGTATGAAACGCAAGTGACAATTCACGGGAAGTTGCCAGGACTTAGGCAAGCCCGCGTAAACGGCTATAAGAGCCTTGTCGAAAATGGCAACGGTTCAATCGGTGTTCGCTATGTTGCAATCGACGGCGAAAAGAAGCAACTTTTAAAGCAAGCTTGTCGCGTTGTCGGTTCTACGTTTAGCGGATCCTTTAATTCGCAAGGGTTTACGCTCTTCACTAGCGCAAGGGATAAGGAGTTAATTCTAAAGGCTTATGAGAGTTTCCCGCGCAATTTGATTCACGGCTCAATCTATGCCGGGGCTTTGCGGTTTGGCGGCTACGGCCTTTTTGTCGAAGTGGGTTGCGTAGATGCTGACAAGGTTAGCGCATTACTTGTGCATTTGACCGGCAAGGGTGAATCGGAGTGCAAGCGGGCAATTAAAGCTTTT